CATGGCAGAAAGCAGGCGGCCGCTCTCCGGGTGGCCAAGCTCAAAAAGCAAGACCCGGACTACTTTCGGAAGCTCGCTCAAAAGGTGCGCCGTCGGGGTCGCGATGCTGGTGGCCCGACCGGCTTTGCGACTAGCCGCGAGCTGGCAGTTGCGGCAGGCAAAAAAAGCGGCGAAACGCGCCGCCGACGAGCTGAAAGCCGCCGCGCTGGAGATGATACCAGTGGATTACATAATGCCGCCGGTCAATCCGATGGACACACTGGCTCGGCTGGGGCCGGAGCTACTGGAGGCGAAGCTAAATGAGCATGCAGCGGCAATCAACCACATTATCGCCAATAGAGGCTGGGGCCACTATCCAGCCTCAAGATATAAAGCTCAATTACGTAATCGGCGATGATGGCAGACTGGCTTCGTTCGGCTTCACCGTTCTGGGGCAGCCTGCGGTCAAGAAAAATAACCAAAAGGTCACCTTTCGCGGCGGCCGATCGCGCAAATACAACACGGCCGCCTACAATCGATGGCTGAAGCTGGCCAACGATCAGGTCGAGCTGGCCATCAGCGTGTTTCAAATCCTCGCTTGCCGGGAGTGGAAGACGATTGACTTTCCGTTTAATCTTCGCGCTCGGTTTTTCGTCCGAACTTTTGGTACTGTCGACCTGTCGGCTCTTTACGAGGGCATTCAGGACGTGATGAAAGACAAGAAGATGATTCTCGACGATAATGCTTGGCTTCTCGTCTCTCACGATGGCTCTGGTGTCGCAAAAGATGCCTACAATCCGCGGATCGAGCTTCTGATCACTCCTGTCGAGCATGCGGAGTGGCGCGGCGAGCCAAATCCGCGTTATAATGGAGGTGCGGGTTAGGTAGCCCCCGCAAAACTCCTACGCAGCACACCGTTTCGGCGGTGTGCTTTTGGGATTGTCCGGAATTTCCGGATAATCTCGGAGTTTTCCACAGGTTTACCTCTGATATGGGGTAATTATTGAATAATCTTTGCTGAAAGTGTTGACTTTATCGCTCGTGTTTGCTATACTAAAAGTACAATCAATTAAACGAAAGGACTACCAATGATTGGATTCAAAAGTATAAACAATTTTGAGGCCTACATCAAAAGCATTGCCTTGCGCAACGTTGAAAACGGCTTCAAGCGCTTTGCAAAGCAGCACTATGACGAATGCGAGGTCGGCTTTGACGACTTCACCAACAGTTTTAGACTGGTTTATAAGGGATACTTCATTCCGCGTCACTTCACCAACAAGAATGACTTCCAGCGCGCCGAGGAGATGACGTTCCGTAGCGTTATGTCTGAGCAATAGCTCGATTGCCTCGCCGGCGGCATTGTAGCCGGCACAAATTGTAAAAATAACATCAAAAGGAATAATCAAATGAAAAACTTCACAAAACAACTTCAAAAGAACGATAAATTTATTGCAACAGCCCGCGGCGCTCGCACTATCTGGCGCGTCGGCACGATTGTTGCGCCTGCTGCCGCCTGTGGCTATCTGATGATCCGCTATAATGATATAATTGTTACTGCGCTAGCGGTTCTGCTTGGCCTTTACAGCGTCAGCCAGTTGATCAAATCGGCTTGGCTTGCGGAGGGCGACGTTGCCAAAAAGTAACTAGCGTGCTTTATGAAAAAAATCGTATTATTGATTTTAGTCGCGGTTCTGTCGGTTACGATTCACTCATTCCGACAGCCAACGCCGCCAGGAGCTTCAGCCTCGGCTTCTCATTCCGCTTATAAAACGCTTGCGGACAAAAAGCCGAGCGTTGACCCGTCTGACAAAAAACCAGCCGCCAAAACCGAGCAGAAAAAGGCAGAGCCGGCCGCTCCCGCACCTGCCCCTGCACCGGAAACGTGCCGGTCGGCCATTGCCAAGGTTTGGCCGGCTCATCTGCAGGCTGGAGCTATCACCGTTATGACACATGAAAATCGTACCGAACTTCCGGCGGCTATCGGTGCAGTCAATTTCGACGGCTCGCGTGACTTCGGGTGTTTTCAAATAAATGACAGATGGCATCGCGGCTACTTCTCAGGCGGCGACTGGCGTGATCCTGTCTGGGCGGCCACCTACGCGCTGCAAATCTACCGCGAGCGCCAGGCTCGCAACGGTAACGGGTGGTCTGCTTGGTACGCTGTTCGCGGCGTTCTCTGGTAAATAAAAAACCGAGCCAGGATTATGTGCGAAACTGGCTCGGTCTAGTTAGAAGATAGATGTTTGTTTTATGGAGTCTTCGGCGAGGAGGCGTTTCGACTAGCGCCTCCTCTTTTTTAATTCTAGCACAAGAAAACCGTAGCGGAGGGCTACGGGATTCTTGCTACCTACGGAAAGATTGGCTCACCTGAGGATCAATACGATTCCAGTTCTATTTTACAGCATCGCCGAATTTTTGCAAGCCGGTGACTAGGCCGCTGGCGCTCAAGCCTGCAACCAAGCCGTACGTCCAGTCGTGGTTTGTTAGCAGCGAAAGTCCGACGCCAATTGCTGCCGCTCCTGCGATGATAATCACCGCTTCGAAGTCTTTCTTAAACAATCGGCGCACTAATTCGGCAAATCCGATAACTGCTGCTGGTATTAAAATTGTGGTGATGAAGTTAGTCATCATGTCAAGTTCTCCTTAAAGTTTACATTTACTTTACATGTTGCTTGCAGATGTCAAGTAAAACGCATTTTAGTTTACATCTCTCAAGCGAAATTGCTTCCGATTAGACAACTTTCGGTGTTCTGGATTTTGGCATCGATCGTTCGCTGAATCACAGCTCCTCGCGGATCTTTCAGCGGCTCGCCCGTTTTTGGGTCGTGCCATCTGCTCAAGCCTGGGACGCTGTGTGCGTCCACTAGGCACTGCAGGCAATCATTGTATGTCGAACCTGCTGACATCTGCGGCGTGGTCTTGCCGATGTGCAGCGTCACGCAGCCGCACGCCTTGCACTCGCGGAAGTACAGGCTCGACTTCGTGATCGTGATTTTTGATAAATCTGGCGCCATTATGGTAACCTCAAAACGTCGCCTGGGTGGATTAGATCCGGGTCAGGCAGGTTGTTGATTTGAGCCAGCGTCTGCCAGTCCGTTCCGTGAGCGGCCGCTATCGTGCTGAGGTTGTCGCCCCATTGAACCGTCACGGTTCGCTCGGCTGGCGCGCTTCCGCCTGGCACTCGCAATACTTGGCCTGCATAAATCACATGTGGATTTGCGATACCATTAATTGCTGCCAAGTAGTGATAGTCTACGCCATATCTTTCGGCGATTTCACTCAGCGTATCGTTTGGCTGAACTGTGTATGTCGGCTGCGGCTCTGGTGCTGGTTGTGGGTTAGCAATTTGCCCGCTGTGTCCAGCTGGTGCTGGCGCTCCGCCTGCATACTTATCCCACGCTTCAGCGTCGCCATAGAATTCGTTACAGTCGAGGTTTCCGCCCCAGCCGTCAAGTCGGCCGCTTGATGTCCATTGCCACATTGCGTAGCCGTCCCAATATTTGACGCTTGGCGGCGTGCCGGCTTGGCTCATGTCGTAGTTGAAGTCGACGGCCATGTCGCGATACTTCGCCACCCAGAGGCCATAGTCAGCGCCAGCGACGCTGCTCCAATCGTGACTGTTTACCACGCTCTCCGACATATAGATGAGTGGCTTTACGCCGGTTCGCTCTTGCACTCGATCGAGCCAGCGGCGCGCCCACGCTACGTCGCCAACATTTCCGCCGTCCTCCCAGTCAAGAATGAGCATAGCGTGCTTGATGTAGCCTTGGATATTGTCGACGAAAAAGTCAGCTTCAGCGATCGCGTCATTGCTGCCGTTTCTCGCAAAGTGATAAACGCCGAGCTTTTTGCCAGCTGCGGCCGCCTGCTGATAATGCTCGTCGCAGTTTGGGTTGACGTAATTCGTCCCCTCCGTCGCCTTTACGATGACGAAATCTGCCGGGATTTTACCAGCGTCCAAGCCAGCCTGCCAGCTTGATATGTCAATTCCTTTCATTGACTCCCCTTTCTTATTACTTCGCTACAATCGCCGAGCGATTGCGGATAATATTTGCACCAATTCATCAAGCGGTCAATCACTGGATACCACCGCCAAATGACGGCCGCTCCAGATAAAATCATCACTATCAGAATTGTCAAAAGTATGCGGGCGACCCATCGCCCGATTGAATGTTTGGTAGCCTTAACTCTCATGCCTCTATGATAGCACGCTCGGTATTCTCACGCTACCGTCGATTAGCTTCATCAGAATAAACAACATTAAACCAATCACTAATATAACGATTGCGTTTGCCGCCCAATCCTTGAATTTTAGCCGCAGCGTAGCCATCATTGACTTGGCTTCAGTCTCAGCCTTGTCTTCGAGCGCCTCGAGCCGTTCATTTATCTTATCGTGATCAGCCGAGTGCTTGTCGATGTAGTTTGTCAAAATCTCCGGCGTGACAAATTTCATACCGGCCATCTGTTTGGCCACCAAATCGACCGATTCTTCTATTTTCGCCACGGATTTTTTCGTATAATCCATGTCTGTTGACAGAATCGCCACTTTTTTGTCGATTTCATGAAGCAGTGCGTCGTTATCTGTTTTCTGTTTATCCATCGGTATAATTTTAGCATTTTGCGGCGCTTCTCTGCAAAGATTTAGCGCAATGTTGTAAATAAAGCTATACCGTTACTGGGAATGGATCATCGGTAATCCAGCTGGTTGTGCCGTACCATTCGTTGAAATTATCGTTGGCGATATACTCAATGTATCCCGCGCTGAAAAACCTTGCCGTAGCAATACCTTTCAGCACTCGGTTATTCCACCCGCCTAAAGTCATCAGCGCGCTACCTTGCGGTGCAGAAATACTGAATCCTTTAGGTATTTTAGATTCCACCGCTGGGCCAGCGCCTGGATTGTGCGTCGCCCTGGTTTGCGTTTTAGGGAGATGGGCTGTTGTGTGTATATCAGCTATCACTATGTTACCGCGACGAATATAGTCACAAAATAGCACGCCGACTGGCTCTCTCTTCATAATTGTCGGTTCGACATTAAAATTCACGCCCTCATCAGTTCCTGGTGCGAAATCTGGCGAGGTAAAGATGTCGCGTATCTCTAGGTTCTCTAGCTTCGTCCCGTTTATCATATAAAGATAAACCATGGTTGATGTAGACGCTACAACAATGCCGAATCTAGTCGTTGGCGGCGTTCCTTGCTTAAATTGAACCCTCAAACCGTTTGGGTAGCGGCGAATGTCGCCCTCTGGCACGGTAATCGCAGCTATTCCGTTGTCAAAATTGCTATAAGTCCAGTTTTCGGCCGGCGTTGTCCACCCACTTGGCAAAACGCCGGTAAACTTGCCGATCGTAATCGATCGGTTCTGGCCGTCGCGGACGATCGGTATGATGTCGTTCGCTCTGGTGCTTTCTACCGGCTGAAATTGACTTATTTTTTGCTGTCCTGGGTTCATCTCGCTGATTCCTTTCGTTTAGCTTTATTATATCACTCTGATTCGCGTTCTCGGTTGTCCATATTGCGCTTCAAGTCTTGGATTCGCTTCGATAATCTCGGCCGTAGTATGTTGAACTTCAATTCTGCGGTCTCGAGCTTCTGCGTGATGGCGACAATCTGCATTTCTGGCGCGTCCATCGTCGCACTGAAGCCTTGATACTGCGTCAGCTCGCCAAGATGGATATCCAACGCCTCATACTTTGGCGACGCGAACGTCGCTTCTCCCGAGAATACCGGCTTGCTACCTCGCTGAATCTCGCCCTCGACCACCAACCTGGCGCTGGTTTCGTCTTTATAGCGGCTGTCGGATAGTTTTTTGAAGCCGCGGCGTATCTCGGCGATACTGCGGTCGTCTCGGCCGGCCACGACGAGCGTTTTGCCGTCTGCTTTTTCGCCACCAATAAATATCACGTCGTTCACCAGCTCCTCAATAGTCTTGACGAGCTTCGGTGTGCCGATGACGTTTTTGCCGCGCTGCAGCTTTCGCCTCACCGTCGTCGGCCTCGGGTGAGCATGCATGATGTTCTCGGCATAGTCGTAGTAATAGTGCCAGTCGGCCGGCATCGATTTGAACACAGCAGCGATGGCTTCGCTAATTGTCGTCACGTCATTAAAGCGAATGGTCACCTTGGTATCGGTATTCTCGATACTGGATTCGGTGTAGCGACAGCGTGCGCCTTGCTTCTGCGCGAAGTCTATCAGCTCGCGTAAGATGTCGCTTGGATCTTGCGAATAAAAGGCTCGCTTGTAGTCGCCGGGGCTTTCGTAAAGCGAGAACGCCAGATCCCAGCCGAAGTCTTGCCAAAACGGGCTATCGTGATAATTATTGTGCTGCAATCCCTGGCCGGTGGTAAAGCGGCCGCGCCTGTCCACCAGCAGCTCTACTGGATATGGGAAGATGTTTTCGTATCGCGAACCACCGCGTGCCGACAGCTTTATGATGAAGCGTTTGCCGCTGGTCATACGTACGCTCTTGTCAAACGGTATGAATAATTTTTCGTACATGCCGCCGCCGACTGGCAGCACCGCAGCGCCGCCAGCTTCGAACGTTCCGTGGTTTATGTCGGTCGAATATGACAGCAGCTCTGCATACAGCGTAGTCATATTACCGCCGATGAAATCTTGCCTAGTTCCTGGTGAACACACTGAATAAAGCTCAATGCCGGCGACGGTCTTGCTGCCAGTAGTCACCTGTATGGTCTGAATTATTTCATTGCAGTATCCCCATCGGCTCGAGCCGAAGCTCAGCGTTGCCAAGCCGTATGGCTTATGTTGGTAGGCCACTTCCGCCTCGGTCTGCAGATAGATGTTGTTTAGCTCCTGCGAATGGCTGAGGACTGTCGCGGTCACCTGACTGTCGGTATTGCCTGCCGATAGTTCCCACTGGCTAATGTAGCCACTGAACAACGAGCGGCCCTCTGGGTGGCCATCAGCTACCACGATGATTTTCGCGTCCTCGGTGATGATGGTCTTGCCGTCTTCGGTTAGCCACGGCAGATATTCGCCGTATCGCACGTTGGCGCTGATGTTGACGTTGGTATCGATGTTTGTGCCGCTTCCCAAGCCGACCGGTGTTGTCATACTTCCTACAATCTTATAACCGAGCTCCGTCAGCATGTTTTCGTTTATCTCGGTCATGATCTCAGTGACCACGCTGCGTGTCGTCGCGTCGTTTTGAGCCAGCTTCATTGTCATGTGCGAATGCAGCGAGTTGACTTCTGATTGAATGGCTGGCGTGCTGGTCACGGTATTTATCTGGCCGAGGTACGTTCCGTCCTTGAGATAGGCGCTGTATATGACTTCGGCCGCTTTGTTGCTTGGCTGCTTCTGCGAAAGCGTCGCCATCATCTTGATTTCGTTGGTGATACTAAATCGGTAGGTGACATCGGCTTCAAGCACAAGATGAACGCTGGCGATTTGCATCAACTGGCTTCCGCCGCCGATCGGCCGCACGTCTCCGTCAAAGGCAAACGATATTTTTTTCGGCACAACATCGCTATTCAGTGTCGACAGGTCGAATCCGTCAAGTATCACTTCATCGGTTAGCCAAGTGCTGCCAGAGAATTCATCAATTATCTTGAACTTAAAGGAGAAGCCGACGTTGCCGCTCTTCAACTGCTCGGCCGTCACGCCCCAGTCGGCCAGCGTGCCAGTCAACGTAAATTGTGGACTGTAAAAGTTGGCAATACTGCCAACGTGGACGTTGCCAACCTCCTGGCCGTCAATTCGCAGCTTCGCTCGTCCGATATTTACAGTATTGTTGCCTGACAACACCAGTGATGAATGAAATTCGCCAGAATATGGCTCAATCTCTGCGTTCTGCCACGTATAGAAATAGTCGCCGCCTCCGGTGATAGAACACGACCGCGGCTTTTTCGTCTGGAGCTGTGCCATCGGCTAAGCCTCCAAAATAGTTAGGTTGCCTGGCTGCACCTGCAGCATTTCAGGAGCCATGACTTCGAGTGGCCATGGTAATGCGTCAAACGCGATCATCTCGCCGCCGGTCTCTGCCGTGAATAACGCCCAATACCTGAAAACGCCACCCGGCACTTGGATCGATACGACGCTGTCGTTGGTGGCCGTGCCGTCCTTGTCGTCAATTTTCCAGGAAGACACCTTGCCTCTTTTGTAGTTTTCTTTCGGCTCGCTTTTGGTGTCGCCAGCGTAGCTCGGGTGTTTTTCAAGCAAGCCAGCGTAAACGCCGCCTGTTCGCTTCTCGACTTCAATTCCGAGCAGGAACTTCACTGAGCGCTTCCGTTCGTTATAAGTTTTTGGCATTGCTTCCCTCCTATTAGATATATTTTGGATTATAAATGGCTCGCAGCTGATGGTTTCGTGCGGCCAGGTTATCTTGGTACTCGAGCATTCCCGCCCCATATTCCCAACACGGAAACGTGCCGCTAGCTCGCAGCTGCATGCTGTTGTGGATAATGGTCTTGGCTTCGCAGTCGACCGTTATCACGTCGCCGGCTTTCAGGTTCGCGTTGAACGTCAGGTATTCGCTGCTGTCTGGATTTCCAAGCGTTATCTCAGTGCTGCTGCTGCTGCTGCTGCTGCTGCTGCTAATGATTATAGTAGGTTTTGCTCGATATGTCCCGATGTTCTCGACGGAGATGGCGCTTGCGGCCGTGCTTATGTTTGTGACGGCGCTGAAGTCAATCAAGCCGACCGACGACCTTGCTGCTGGCGATTCGCACTCCATCTCAAAGCTGAAGCCGGCGCGGCTAACGTCGAATGATCCGCGGCTAATGTTTAGGTTCGTGGCCACGCCGCTCCAAATTCGGTAGCCCTCTGGGAAGTTTGTCGCTAGCTCGATTTTCTGGCCGAATGTCAACGTTCGCTTCAGCCAGTCGATTAGCCAGTCGCACTCCCGCTGGCTCGACGCTGAAACTTGCCCGGCGACAGAGATGGTTCGCCCCGCAAAGTGGCCGCTGTTCAGCAAGATTCGGCCGTCGTCTCGTGCCAACTCGCCGCTATCGACAGTTCGCTTGGCTATACCGAATAGGTTTGTGGATTGCACTCGAACGTTGCCACCGTTGTTGAGGTCAAATCCGTTTAATAAAAATCTGCGTCTGTCGCCGTTCATTACGTCGGTACTCCCATCGATGCCAAGTCGCCGTCGCGGTCAAGTCTCTTGAAGAACGCGTCGGCTGCCTCTGGCGTGTTTATTACAATTTGTCCATTGAACTGGTTTGTCGTGTTTCGGTTGCCGCCGGAGTTACTGACGTTAGTGACGCCACCGCTGCCAGCGAGCGTCGCTCCTGACCCGTTGATACCGCTTCCTGCGAACGATAAGCCGCCAAATGACATGTCACCGCTCAAACCGTCGTAAACGTCGCTAGCGATGTCTGTGGCGGTTTTAACCACAGCGTCTCGCATGCTTTCCAGACCGCCGCTCCAGCCTTGCATCATAAATTTACCCATCTGCGCCATTACGCGGCTCGGCGATTTAATGCCGAAGAAGTTCTTCACGGCATCGAGCGCGCCGCTACAGATTTCTTTAATCTTATTGACCACCGCATCTTTCGCGCCCATCACGCCCTTGACCAGGCCGTCGATAAGATTCTTTCCGGCACTGGTAAAGTTGCCGATGAAACCGGCTACTGCGTTGTAGGCATTTTGGACTGCGTTCTTAATCGAGGTGGCAATCTGGCCGACCGTGCCGACCACGTAGCCGACTGCAGTAGCCACTGGATTAATGATATAGGTCTTGATGGCGTTCATCAGGCTGTTTACCACTGCTGCAATGCCGCCGAACACCGTGCTGATGACGGCGCTCATCACGTTGAGTATCGGCTGAATGAATGGCAATATGGCGTTCCAAACCACGCTGATCACTCCCCAGATAGTACTCATCACGCTGCTTATTACGCCGACGATGGCGTTGAACACTGTCGATATTACCGTCCAAATGACCTGCAATATCGGCGTTACTACAGCGACGATGGCGTTCCAAACCGTCGATACTATGGTGATGACGAATGTCATCACGGCGCTGATGACTTCACCCATATGAGTAAAGATGTAGCCGACTGCTTCGCCAAATGGCACAAGTACATTGTTCCAGATGGCCATAATTGTGCCGTAAAGCACCACGCCAATAATCTGCACAACGGTGCTTATTATCGTCCAGACGACTTCGGCGATTCCGCTGAAAATAGTCCAGACTATCTGGCCGAATCCGACTATGGCGGTTATTATCAAATCGACAATCTGAAATACCGGGGTCAGAATGGTTAATATCGTGCTGATGACGTTGCTTATCACACCAACGATGGTGCTTATTACGCCAACGACAACGCTGATTCCTTTCGCCACCACGCCGACAATCACACCTATCACCGAACCGATGACGCTTGCGGCGGTTCCAATCGCTCCTGCGATCGTACCGACGATATTCACCACCACGCCAATCACCGAGCCGATGACGCTGGCTACGTTTCCAATGACAGAGCCAATCACTGCTCCTATCTGCCCTAGCACCGCTCCTATTTGGCTGACAATTCCATTGACGAAGTTTCGGAATCCCTCGTTCGTGGCGTAAAGCCAAGCGACAAAGCCAACTACTGCGGTGATGATGATGGCTATCCAGCCGACGATCGGTATCGAGCTGATGGCCGCTCCAAGTCCGGCCGCTCCGCTGCTCAGGCCTGAAAATACCACCTTGCCGACTGTTCCCAGCACGCCAAGCGCGCCGGTTATGCCCTTGACGGCAGTCTTTGCAGCTGCGCCGACGAATGTCCAAGCCGACGCTCCCTCTTTCGTGACTTTCGTGACATCTTTCCAGCCCTTGCTGATATCGCTCACTGCCACCGCAGTCTTAAAGCCGAGGGCGGCCGCTTTGGCGGCGACGTACATGCCGATTAGCACCTTGAGTGCTGGGACTGCGTTCTGCAAGATAAACGTCACCACCTTGACGATCTCCTCGCGATGCTCTTTGATGAGTTTCGTGGTCTCGGTGACGCGGTTGCTCATCTGGTCAAACAGCCCACCGGCTTCAATCACCATACCCTTTATCGGGTCAATCTTGATTCCCAAGATTTCCAAGCCGACGCTTCGTATCGTACCGCTCAAACTTATCATGCGGTTTTGGAATGTGTCGGTCATCTGGCCGATGTCAAGGCTGGCCGCGTAGTTCTCCATTGCCTTGACGAACTCTTCAGCCTTAACTTTGCCGCCGTTGATTTTCTCGCTTGCTTCCTGCATCGATATGCCGAAGTGCCGAGCGAGGATTGTCGTTAGTGGAATATTGTTGTTGATCAGCTGGAGCGCGTCCTGGCCAAATAACGCGCCGCGGCTGGTCACCTGGCCGAATACTAACGCTAGGGCTTGCAGGTCTGCACCGTTGACAATAGACATGCGGGACAACGTGTCCATATCCTTGACAACGGTTTGCGTAGTTCGGCCGTATCCTAGCAGCGTTTTGGCCGCTTTGGAAGCGTCTGGGAATGCAATCGGCTTGCCGAGCGTATAATTGTACAGCTGGCCGAATACCTTGTTTGCTTCGCCAACGCTGCCGGTCAAAACGCCAATCTGCCGCTGTGTCATCTGCAGGCTACTGGCAAGGTCGACAAAATATTTGCCACCAAAAGCACCGCCGGCTGTGAATGCGGCGGCGGTCTTGATCAGCTTCATAATCCCCGAGGCCATGCCGTCCAGGGCGCTTGCCGCTTTGGAGGCAAATGATGAAGTCGAGCCGGCAGCGGACGACATACTCGACTTCATCGAGCTACTCAACTTCTCGACATCGCGCTGAATCTGGCTGAGTGTCTTACTCGCACGGTTCTGCGCTTCAATCACAAGTCTGAGCTGGCTGTCGTCCATTACTACCCCTTAATATTTAGATTTTCGTCTCATCTCCGCCTCCTGGCGCTCGGCTTCGTAGCCCTCCTCATTTAGCTTTATCTCGATGGCTTGAATCAACCAGTGAGGTTGGCTTACGTAGTCTTGGAATGTCCAGCCCATGGTCTGGCATATGGTAGCAATTTGGATCTCCTGCGGTATTTTCGCGTGCTTAACGCCGGCTATGGCTTTGGCGTAGGCTGCGCTGATTTTTGCTCGCCTTTTGGGTTCATAACTTCTCCTGTGATCTCCTCGATCTTCTCTTGGATAAAGTCAAAGTCCTCACTTGGCAGTTTCAGCAAGCTCTTGAGTTTAGCGTCATCATCACCGGCGAAGTCGTCGCCGTCAACCGTGACCACCAAAAACTTTATAGCGTTGTTTTTGATTTCGCTGATGGCGGTTGCCGGCAGCTTGTCAAATCGCATGGTCTCTTTGATGTCGTCCTCACTCATCGATTCGCCCTTGACCGCGCCGTTGAGGTCAAAGTTCGCATAAGCCAAGAACACTGCCTCATTCATCTGCGACAGCTCTGCCGTGGCGTATGGTAACAGCTCGACGTCGCAGCCAAGCACTGGCGTTGTAATTTTGATATTCTCTTTGCTAATTCGCGGCATCTCCTACTCCTTTGCTCGAATTAATATTTAGTAACCATGTTTATCAGCGTTGCGGTGATAGCTGCAGCGTCCTCGAGGCTGTAGTTCGCCTGGAACTTCGCGCTTCGCGTCTCGACTGCGTTGTTATCACGGCTTCGGCTGTCTTCGGTAATTGCTACGGTTGGGAAATCGAATTGTAGCGTTGGGTGTTGGCCAGTACCGATATTCACCGCCTTGTTCTCGGCGATAAACTGAATGGCCTGCGGCTTGCCGCTCAGGCATACTTGCCGCACGTCCTCTTGTGCTGGATAGTAATCGAACGACCCGGTCACGTTCAGCTGCTGGTTCTGAATGTCATCTGGCGTGTCTGTGCCGAACACATATTGCACGTCCAGGTTCTTTGAAATCTCAAGAGAGAATGACTTGATTTTTCGCGCTGGCGAAGCAGCAAGCCCTGCCGCGTTGTCGGCCATCTTCACTGCCAAGTTTCGCGCCAAGAATTCATTGCCGCGAGTGTATGCTGGCGGCGTGGCAGGAGTCCACGGCTTTGAGCGGCGCGACTTGAAGTCGATGCTTCTCATCAGATAGTCGTCGATTGCTGCGGTGATCGTGAACGATTCAACCATGCCCAGCTCGTACGAATACTTCTGCTCGATCTCTTTGATGAAAATTGAGAGTGAATCGTGGCTGTTGTTGTTTGCCATTTTGAACACGTGTTGCTTCGCGCCGGTCTTGTCGGTCGTGGTTGGCGCTTGGCCGAATACAGCTCGCAGCTCTGCGCCGATAATATGATCGAACACTTTGCCGTCGTATCCACCCTCAGCGGTGACGTTGATAACGTCGCTGGCGTTGTGTTCTGAAATGTTGCCGTAGGCACTATCGTTGTGAACATACGTCGGCTTGTCGTCAATGCTCAGCGTTTTGGTTGGCACTGCGAATGTCGGCGTGCCGAGCGTGCCTCTGGTAGTTTCGTTGCCGATAAATATGGTGGTCAAGCGGCCGATAACTTTAGCCATTGTTTACCTCCTTGGCGATTTTCTCTTTTGCCAATTTTACAGCCTCCTCTTGCGAGGTGGCCTGGACTGATATTTCGTGACCCTCAAAATCAGGGAAGTAGTACGCTTCCTTGACACCAGAATCCGCCGGCTCAGGTGCAACTTCCGGCGCTGGTTTGGTTGGTTTGTTATTTAGTTCTGCCATCGAGTTCTCCTCTGCTTTTAATTGTAGCACGGCAGAAGCTTTTTGGCAGCTAGTACTTCTCCTCGATTTTCGGAGCGTAAATGTAGGCGGTTGTGTGGATTGCCGCTTCAACGCTGAAAATGCCAGGCCCGCGCCGCTCCACGCCAATGCCGAAGTCAACGCTCAGCGGCTGGTCTTCAATGCCGAGCATGACGCTCACCGATTCGCCGTCTGGTGTGGTTGCGTATGCCAGCTGCACCCTCTCGCGGAGCAGCCGCATGATACTGTCGTCAGTATAGATGAAGTTGTCGTCCTTGCCGGAGACGATTTCGTACAGTTCTGTCGTGCCGGCTTCAACATCAAAGTCGCGGCCTTGGTTAGCATTGATATCGGTGATGACACTGATGGTGATTGCCATCTTGGTTACGTCGTCGCCGGTCGAATCTGTTTCAAGCGTCATGCCATCGATGGCCACGCTCACCGCTGGCAGCATACTCTTGCTGATCAGCAGCGTGTCACCGTAGTACCACGTGCGAATGTCTGGGTGTGCTTTCGGCTTTAAATAATTGATGATGGCCGCGATCACTGGATCACGGTACTGCGCTCGGTTTAGTGGCATTATCCCCTCCTCGATTCTCGCACTTCGTCAACCAGCCATTCGTGAAAGAATTTCATGATTCGCCGTTTGTCTTGCGCGATTATTTTTAACATAACACGTCGCGGCAGCTTCCTGCGCGGTCGGTTGCTTTGATGGTATTTGAAGTATGGCGTTGGATTCCAAATCTCCATGCGGCTCACTTTAACGCTGGAGCGGAAGTCTCCGCGCATTCTCCCGGTTCGCTGCAAAAGCGGCCAGGAGTATATTTGCGTTCTCGGCTGCCAGCCACCCATCAACGCACCAGATACGCCGAAGTTCGCGTCGGTAGTCTTCAGCAGCTGCTTGCGGGATTTGTCGAGCGGCTTGTGAAAATTCTCGAGGTTGGTTTCTAGCCCCATAAATTGCCGGGCTATCTGGGTGTCTCCCTCGACGTGGCCGGAGATATAAATCGCCATAACTACCGCCTCTTATTGAAGAACTCGACTTCGGGGCTTAGCGGCGCTCGGTTTCCCTTAATTCGGCCGACCAGGTCGCCGTCGCTGGCAAACGCTCCCGAGGTAGCGGCCGCAATGTTTGGGTCGGTTGGATCTAGGTTAGCCGCGTCCTCGACCCACTCGTCGATCATATTCTTGGCGGTTTTCAGCTTCATGTAGCCGTCTTTGCTCGAGCCGTCAACGTCAACGTTCGTTCCCCAGTCGCTGATTTGCAGCAAAGCGGCCGCATAAAGTCTGACTGCATCTTCCCATACATCTGGAAAGTTTGCCATGTCCAGCGTCGCCCAGTTGTAAACTCGGGAGACTTTCCGCTTCAGCCAGTTCTCCGCCGACTTCCTGCGTCGCTCGATTTCTGCCTGCTCGATGGCCGAGAATTCGTAGGCCAGTATCACTCTGGCGTTTGGCTTCGGTGCTTTGACTAGGACGACAGCACCAGTGGCAGCGTCCACCGATTCAACCGCCACCGCGTCGTCGTCAACGTAGGCGGTGACATCTGCCCTGGTGACCTCATCGTCGCCGTCGCGGTCAACAATCGGTGCTTGCGATGCATAAAACACTCGATTCGCGCCATCAACTTCACCGATGACGTGTTTGTCGGTGGTCTGCCGCAACAGTCCAGCTTCTCGCCGGATATCGTGCAGGGAGGTGAAGTTCTTGGCGCTCATGAAAGTTCTACGCCTCCGGTGCTGCTTCGGCAGCTTCCTTTTGCGCCTTGAGAGCTGCGACGATAGCGTCAGCCATCACCTGCTTGGTGACAGCAGTTTCGTTTTCGTAGTCCAGCTCGATTCCAAGCTCTTTGGCTTGCGCCACGACAGCCTCGCGTGGTTGCTTTTTAATGCTCGATGGAGTTGGCACTTCAACATCAGCAGCTTCAGCAGTCTCTTCGACTTCTGCCTCGCCCTCGTCTGAAGCGGTTTGAACGTCGCCCTCGGCAACTTCTGGCTCAGTAGTCGTCTCGGTAGTTTCCGTCGCTTCTGAAGCGGTTTCGTCAAGGACAGTGACCTCGATGAACGCGTCGTCGAGCAAAGCTTCCAATTGCTCGTCGTCAACGTCAAACTCTTGTGGTTTGCCTGGCTGGATAACCAAGCCGGCGCGCCGCCGAGACAAGCCGTTGGTGATTATCTCGTTGGATAGCCGTAGTGATACTTTTGGCATTTCGATCCCTTTCTTATGAAGTTAGTTCATACTTAAATTGTAACACAAAAAATCGCCCCCAGTGGAGGCGATTTCTCTGCGTGTCGGCGGTTAGCCTTTACACTTGATAGCTCGATGCCACAAGCCGTAGCCGAATGCACCGCGCCAGTAAGTACCGAAGTAGTACTTTTTGTTCCACCAGCCCTTTTCGCTGTTCTCTCCGAGGAAGCTCAGTGGCTCGTACTCGCGTTCCTGGATAACGAATGGCTTGATTTCGCCGGCAACGTTGATCAAATACCAGTCTTTTTCAGCTGTCAATTCGCTGGAGACTTTGACCTTGGCCGCGTTGTAGTTCGGGTTCTTAACCGGAACGCCACCAACGACGATATTTTCTGGCTCGACGATCGCCTTTGCAGCAGCTTCTAGCTGTACAGGAACGACCAAGCGCAGGTCGAGTTTCTTGTTGACGGCTTTACCCTTGTCACCCTTAAAGCTCAACATTGCCAAGCGAACCTTAGCAAAGTTCTCGGCTGTCAGCGGCGTGCTGGTAAAGTAGTTTGACTGAACAGCAGAGGTCTCTTCGTTGATCGGGTGATCGGTATCGAAGAAGTTCTGGCCGTCGTAGCATGGCGCGTTCTCACCGTTTGGCATCAGCTCGCCATAGATTTGCTCATCTGGGAACTCTTTGACCAATTGACCGATTGAGCGCGCAGTCGTCAGATATTTGCCGGTCTTGTCGTCCTTGATATCTGAGTGCTTGACTTCGACTGAATCTTCGAACTCGCGGTTCGGCAGCGCGTATTTGTAGGCCTTGAGTTTCTGCGGTACGCGCTCGCCTAACATTTCGCGCAGACCGTGCATCTGACCAAGCCAACCGTAGTCTTCAGAAGCGCCCTTTGAAGTAACTTTCATGGCGAGCTCTTCAGAGGTCGATTCGGTCGCTTCGTAAGCCTCGAAGAAGTTGGTCAGGATTGATTGTTCTAATACTGGTTCCATGTCTTTTTCAATCCTTTATTAAACCGTTTTTAGTGCGATGCGGATTTTGCTTGAACTCAACACCTCAACGATGCGGCCGCACTCTTTGCCGGCGTCGGCTGGCAAAGTCACCTTATCCACGGTTTGGTTATCTTTAACTTTTACATAAGCAGCGATGTCGCTCTGCTTTGCAGAGAACGCTGCGTTCACGGTGATCACACCGTATGTCCAGAACTGGACGTGGTCAGCAGTTTTGCCAAGCCCTACGCCTGCTGGACTTGCCGCAACGCCGACAACTTTATCAGCTGTAGATTCAGCTGCGTTGGTTGCCAAGCCCTGCGCGTTCACGCCGACTAGCGCGCCCTCTGGAATGCTCACGCCCGGCGCAAGCTTCAGATGGCCGATGTTATTCTCTTGACGAGCAACATCTTTGAATGAAGTGATTGCAGTCATTTCAAATCCTTTTATTCGTTACTTTTTACTCGAGCCATCGCCTCGGCATAGGCTGGTGACTTCGCTGCCAATTCATCGATCTGTTTCGTGGTGATACCGTTGGCTTTTAATCCTTCGATTTCATCTTGTGACAGATTCTTGCTTATCGCTGCGTCGTCTTTGTCAGCGGCTTCGCCGTTCGTCGAGCCCGTCTGATTAAATTGTACACGCTTACCGCCTGCTTTTACAAGCTCCTCTAGCAATTCTGTTGTAGATAATTCAACTTTTTTGCCGTCGCGGCTAAATTCGACACGGCCGCCGGCTTTGCTCAGGTTCTGGTGCAGCTGCATGAACGCGTCCTTTTGAGCTGGGACAATCATGCCAGCGGACAGCATTGTCTGATATGCAGTCTCAGCTTTGGCTTGGTTCCGCTCAGCGCGTAGCCGTGATAACTCCTCGCGCTCGCTCCGGCTCAGGTTCTCTTTGTCGTCGCCCTCGCCTTTCTTGTCGGTCTCATTCTCGTCGGCCTCGCCATCGCCCTCGTCAGCTTTGTCGTCGCCCTCAGATTCGTCTTTATCGGCTTCGTCCTGCTCGCCATCGCGAGACATGTTCTCTTTGTCGTCGCCCTCGCCCTCTTTTTCGTTCGGGTCTTTTGCGTCGGCAATCTGCTTTTTCACAGCCTCTTCCTGGTCGGCTGGGACTTCTACGGTTTCGCCAGCTTTGACAGTTTTGCTGACATCTTCGCCGTCGTCATTTTTGACGGTTATGACCACATCAAACTCGCGGTCATTGGTTACTTCGACAACCTCTGGCTCTTCACCCTCGGTGTCTTTGCTGAAATGTTTGCGCATTTTTGCAAGCTCCTCTACTTTATTTTTACTAAACATCACGACCGCATTCGTCCGGCGATTGAAGTTATCGAGGTAGGCTTCGGCTTTTTCTACCTCGTCTCGCTTCAATTGCTCAGGTGCTTCTTCAAATGCGTTCATGCCAGTAATAAATGGGTCATTGACCAGAGCGACATGCTCTAGCACGATTCCGCGGTCTTCGCCGGTTCGAGTATCGATGTAGTGCCAGTTGAAACACATCGATACGTCGAACACCAAGTCCTGCTCCAGTCGGTACAAAGCCTCGTAGTCGCGGATTTCTAGCGTGGCGTATACGCCGTCGCCCGGCACAATCTCCAGGGCCACCACCTCGCCGGCGTTGTCTTTCGTGCCGCTCCAGTGATCAAACGGAATGCTCACCCGTGGCAGCGTCGGAATCTTGCCGCTCTGCTTGGCTTCAAAATTAGCCAGCATTTCCTCTGCCCAGGCCTCGTCTAGTAGTTCGCACTCTTCGCCATCAAACGGAGAATACAGCTGGCCAAATGCCGCTATCTGTTTGCGGAAGCGGCGGCCTTTCCAGTCGCCCTCTTCACCCTTGTCCTTGGCGGATAGTGTGCTGCTGGAGAGCATCACTACCGTTCGTGTGTTGTTGTGTTGATTAATCTTTGTCATGACATTTTTTCCTCTGTTTTAACAATAGCATATTTTAATCACTTTTAGGTAGATGGCTGCAGCAGCTGGCTTCCTGCCAATCCGCCGGCAATGGTCGGCATGCCGGTTATCTCTGGCTTCTCCTCTTCCTCGGCAAGCACCGCAATCCAGATACAGCGGCATCTGAAGTGTATCGGTGTCTGCCATGGTGTGGTGGCGTACTCCTCTGGCGTTGCTACTTTTTCGTCGAGTTCGCGGCAGGTCTGGCAGGTTTTCTTGTCGAGAATTGCCGAGTAGACGTATCGGTCGATATCCTCGTCGTATTTCTTGAACGTCTTGGTTCGGCCGGTGTTGATTGATTCGGCCACCGCCACGGTATTGCCTGGCTTGGTGTGAGCGGCCAGGTAGGCCAGAAGCGCTATCGCCAGGTCGTCCAGTACGTCGTCAATAGCTCCCTCGCTGAAATGCCGGCGCGCCATCTCACTCGAATCCTGGCCGCCGACCAGTGCGGCTATTTCAGCCTCGACATCACCGAATTGCAGGTCGACAAATTCTTGCGCTCGCTCGGCGATTCGTTGCTTGTCGGCCTTGTCCGTCGCCGGCGCTAATTTGCCGAGTTCGTTCGCCGCTGCGGTTTTGCCATAGTTGAAGCCGTCCGTCATTGCTGCCTGAAGCGTTTTGAAATAGCGTTGTCGCAATTCTTGGCTAACTTTATAGCTCAGCTCCTTGCCCTGCTTTTCAAGCGTTTTGAGCGCTTCCGTAGCCTCGTCCTTGACCGCCTCGAATATCGATTCAGTCTCCGCGTCGAGCGTGTCCTCGAGCGTGTCCATTTTTTTGTCGAGGGCGGACAGATTTACGTTTTTCTCAGCGTCGTTCAGTTCGCGCCGCCATGTCGGTTCGGCGCTGCTTGATAAAAAACGGGAGGATTCCTCTGATCGTGACTTCTGCTCGAGTTTGGCTTCTGCTTGTGCCTTTTCAATCTCGCCCAGGTCAATGCCCATCTGCAAAGCCATGCGCTCCACAATCGATTGCACTAGCTCGTCGGACAGGGCTTCTGGCCGCTGCGATAGGATCTGGGTGAATGCGTCGGACAACATGCCGACCGTGCTGTCGGCTAGCTTGGCAAACTTGAACCGTGGATAGCTCGGCTTGGCAAAGTTCAGCTCTGTCAGGTCTGGTATCAGGTAGGCGTTGATGTGGTACTCGACGTTCTTCATAATCCCCTCAAGCACTAGGTTGAGTAGGTCGGTTTGGTCTTTGCTTAATGCCCAGCTCCCGCCCGAGTTGTCGCCGAGCATGATTGCCTGGGCCAGCACGCTTCTGGTCATCTCTCGGTTGTGGTGGTCGATGAGCGGCATGATGTCCACCCGCTGGTTCGTCTTTGCGTCGACCATCTGATAGCCAAACGGCATAACCACGGCGCTGTTCATCTCGACCGTGTCCGACAGTCTCTCGGCGACGTCGCTCATCTGCTCAGAGGTTGCTCGCTCGGCGGCGACTGCAACGCGTGGCGGTATCGATCCGGATTGTGCCTGGAGGCGGCCGAAGTAGTACAGCTTGTGCTTCTCCTCGCAGTGGTAGGCGGCCGCAGTGAATAGGCTCTCGCCTTTGAGCCAGTTGCGCTCCTTGCTGTTCGTAAATAAGAATGATTTCTCCACTGGTATGTGGACTGGCTCTTCGCCTGGATTGACGCGCTGGTCAGCTCCATCGAACCCGCCCTTGTCGTCAGTCCTGATGGTGATTGTGTTCGCGTCGTATCCGGCAATCTTGCGGTAGACGATTTTGCCGTCAGCGTTTAACGTGTAGACCTTTTCAAAGTAGCGATAGCCCTCGCTCAAGGCTCGCAACATCTCAGCCAGCACCAAGTGGAATGGTGTTGACATGCCGCCGCGTTCTGGCGGCAACTCGAAAGAATTTCTTACCAGTTCAGCCTGCTCGCCGGTCGGATCGAACTCTTCGTCAGCTTCAATCGCCCACTCGCTCGCCAAAATCGGCAGCGTCAGCAGGTTGTTAATGGCCAAGAATGTACCGTCAATGCTGCGCAGCTTCTCAAAGTCGGCCGCCTTGAGCTTGCGATTGTCCACCGCGTACTTCTCGTACAGCTTCTGCATCTTGGTCACCGCCGAGCCAGTCTGCTGGTCGAGCTTCGGCGGTGTCCGCTTGTCTTTTTTGTCTTTGGCAAATGTTAGGCTGATATTCATTGAGCGCGCTTCCTACTTTGTTATAGCTTTATAAAATCATTGTACACCATAGCCCTTATTTTTGTCGCCTCCTCGCCACCGCGATTCGCTGGACTTCAGCCTGCTGGACAAAGTTGGCGAACGCGTACATTAAGCTGTCGGCTCTGTCTGGCGAGCGGTGCAGGCGCTTCTTCAGCTGCTCTTTGGTTTCCACGGCGATACCTTGCCGCGTAATGTCGTAGCGGATTGCTGATAGCTCGGCGGCCAGCTCGCTGAATTCTGGCGGTATGTAAATCTTGCCGCTCTTGAATCGCTCGGCCAAGTTCCACCACAGCTGCGACCGCAGATTAACGAACGTTAGCCCGGTATCGTCTTTGCGGGCTGATGAGTTGTTGAGTATGCCGACCACGCCGTCGATCTTGTCGTGGGTCAGCTTGTCGACCACGCCACCACCGAGGCCGTCCTCGTCAATGCCGATGAACTCTGGCGCTGGATAAATCATCTTGACGCGGCCTGCTGTCTGCTCGGTGTCCTCTTTGGAATATGCGTGCTGGTTGGTGACGATGCTGCCTTTTCGTCTGGTGATGACAGTTTTGTCGTCGCCGAAGCGAGCCACGTCCACGCCGACGCTCAGCGGCTCGTCTTTGCTCTGTGCGGCCTGCAACTCGGCCAGTCGCTCAGGTGTCATTGCCGCCTCGATAAATTCAAGCGGTATGAGCGTGTTGACTTCGGCGGTCGGGAACTGGCCAAGCACGCGGCTTTGAAACATCGGCGTGTCCACCCCCCAGCGCGTTATCTTGTCGGCTGCCCATTGTGGCGTAATCAGATACGGTGCGACAATCTCCAGCGCCTCCTCGTCCAGATTCTTCAAATCCTCGATGGTCTCGATTCCGTTGTTCGTAAAGTTCGGCGTATCGAAGCAGCTGATTCGTATCTTGCAGCTTTTCGGATCGATGTGATGGCTGTTATAGAACGTGCCGCTCAGCTTTGTTGGGTTTCCAATGAACAAAGCGTGCGCGCCGAGTGATGTCATGATGGCTTCTACGGCGACGAACGTCTCCTCGGACACACCGGCCGCCTCATCAACGATTACCAAAATGTTACCGCTGGCTGGGTGGAATCCCTGGATCTTGTCGGTGTCGTCGGAGCTAACGCCAATCGCGAACCATTCGTCTGAATATTCCAGCATAGTTTTCAGCAGGCGGCCGCTTCTCGCCATGGCCGACTTTTTGTGGACGGCGCGGATCTGTCGCCAAAGCAGCTCCTCGACCTGGCGGAACGTCGGCGCGGTGGTCACTACGTAGCTGTTCTTATAGGTGTTCAGGAACTGGTGAGCGGCTCGGGCGGCGAGGTGTGTCTTGCCAATGCCATGGCAGCTGGCGACGGTTACGATACGATTCTTGGCAATCGCTCGCAGCACCTCCTGCTGCTTATCCCACAGGTTGTCGCCGATGACGTTCTCTACGTAAAAGTTCGGGTCTCGGCGGCTGGCTTCCATGACGGCGGCGATGGCACGCGCCTCGTCAAGATTCGCCGGCCTTTTCATCTGCTTCCTTGAGCAACTGCTCAGCTCGCTCGGCGGCTTCCACTAGATTTAAGGTGTCGCGCTCTTGGTCGTCGGTCGGCTCGCTGGTCTTGTTGATAACGGTAGGCAGGCCAAGCGTTTTTCGTTCACCATCGATGGCGGCTTGGAGGGCGTAAATCGATTTAGTCACGTCACCTGTTTTCTTCTGGCTGTCGGCTCGCTTCAGAGAGTTCATGGCTGCTATCTGTGCGTTTCGCCACATGCCCAAGTGAGCGGTGTTTCGCTCCGATATCATTTTGGCGTGTTCGTCCATGGTCTTCTCGAGCGCCCTGTCCATACAGACCTTGCGCTTCTCCGTCCATTCATGTTTCGCCGCGTAAATTGAAACTGTCCTGTTACTTATCCCATATTTTTTGGC